TGCAATGCTCAGGCACTTACTTGCTTATATTGAAGGTGAAGAGTTTGATCCAGAAAGCGGCTTGCCCCATCTCGCTCACTTAGTCACGACAGCTTCTTTCGAGATAGAGAGGAAGTATGGCGGAAAGCATACCAATATCTTGAGAGAAAAATCAATAAAGTGACTAATGAACGTAAAGATCATTTTTATAGGCTAGTATCTATATGCCGTATTTAAGAAAGTCTTTAGGCTCAATGGCATTGAATCCTAGCAAGCATCGTTTAGGGGGTAGGCTAATTGGCTATAAGTAAAGCCTTAGTTCTTTGGGGGCTGCTTTCTTTTGCTAGTCTTCAAGTTGCTGCAGAGCTTATAACAGAAGCAACTTTGAAAGATGTACTAGCTATTGGCAAGCAGGCAGGTGTGCCTAAGTCTGTTATTCTTCAGCTAATGAAAGAAGAAAGTCAAGGCAATATAAAGGCAGTGAGTAGAGAAGTCAAAGGCTATCATAGTAAAGGCCTGTTCCAGCTTTATGAAGCACCTTGGAACTTAGGGGAGCTGCTTAGCAAGTTCTGGTATGCCTATGAGGAGAACTGGGTAGCCTTTGATATTTTCAATCCTAGGCACAATGCAAAGGTCGCAATGCGCTATCTTGCTGCCTTGCATAGGGAGTACGGCTCATGGTATAGGGCCCTTTGCTTTTATAATTCTGGCCAAACGAGGCTTGCTCCGCAAGAAACAAAAGCCTATGCCTTACGTATAGTGAATGCTCGCTGAGTCAAAGGAGACCTTATGAATCTTGTCATGCCAACAGAGTCTGCAGTAAAAGAAGTAGAGGAAGCAGAGAAAAGGATTGAGCGCGAGCAAGAGGCCACGCAGTATCAGGCCAGAAAGCTTTGTGCCTGCGGAAAAATGTTTACTCCCTATCGTAGCTTTCAGCGCTACTGCTGCGATGCTCATAGGGTCAAGTACACAAAAGGCAAAAGGACAAGCTACACAAAGAAGGCAGTTGAGGTCAAGAAGTGCAAGCAGTGCGGAAAAGACTTTAGCACTAATGACGGCAAGCGGCACTACTGCTCAAATGAGTGTTACCTCAGATATCAGCTTGAGCTAAGAGTGGAGAAAGAGAGGCGAGTATGCTTTGTCTGTGGACAGCCTTTCATGTCTGCGCACTTTTCAAAAAGGTACTGCTCAGAAGGCTGCCGCAAAACAGCTCGTGCTACTAGGGTAGCTTCTAAGTGAGATATCCAGATCTTTCTAATGCTTCGCTGATTGCTTTTGATATTGAGACGCTTGACCCAAACTTGATAGAGCTAGGTCCTGGCGTATATCGAGGAGATGGAAAGATCTTAGGAGTGTCGATTGCGGCAGATGACAGCTTTGCTGAATACTACAACCTCGGCCATTATGATTGTGGCAAAGAAGAACGAGAAAACAATCTAAAATACTTGAGAGAAGTGCTTGGCAACAATGTAGACAAAATTGGCCAGTCGATCATGTATGACATCGATTGGCTTGAAAATGGAGAGTATAAGATCAAGGTCAATGGCAAGCTTGCCTCGATTGAGATAGCAGAAGCCTTGCTTGATGAGACTCAAGAGCATTATAACATGGACTTTATGGGAAATAAGTACTTAGGAATAGGTAAAGAAAAGACAGAGATTGACAAGTTCTGTGAAGATAACAAGCTAAAAGGCGATGCAAGGCATTGGCTTTGGAAGATGCCTTATGAGCTTGTTCGTAAGTATGGCATTATGGATGCGGTCCTGCCCATCAAGATCTTTGCCATACAAAAGGTGATGCTTGAAGAGCAAGAACTTTTAGACTTGTTTTATATGGAAAGTGAGCTTGTCCGTGTTCTTGTGCTTTTTAGAAAGACTGGGGTCAGAATAGACGTAGACAAAAGAGACCGTAATGGGCTTATGATACAAAACAGGATTGAAGAAAGCGAGGCTGAACTATTTAGCCTGTTTGGAAGGTTTAATTATAATAGTTCAATGCAGTTAGCTAAGCTGCTAGACAAACAGCATATTCCGTACCCTCTCACAGATAAGGGCAATCCTAGCATAAATGCTTTCTTCTTCAAGCGCTATGAGGAAGAGTTTCCTCTAGTTAAGAAGATCCAAGACCTTAGAAAAATGCGCCACCATTTAGGCTCTTTTATCATGGGTTCGCATGTCAGGTTTGTCGGGCCAGATAACTTGATGCACCCCCAGTTTTTCAATCTTAAAAACGATAACCTAGGCGCTCTTAAAGGCACAAGGTCTGGCCGATTGAGCGGGGCCAACCCTAACCTTCAGCAGCAGCCCTCTCTTAGCTATGACGAGTATTGGGGCAGGATATGCAGAGAAGACTTCATACCTTTTGAAGACTGCTGGTGGGGAGTCATTGACTACTCACAAATCGAGTATCGCTTCATGGCCCACTTTGCCCTTGGGGAAGGCTCAGAAACACTTCGCAATTCTTATATCCAAAATCCTAACATTGACTACCACCAGTTCATAACAGACCTGACAGGTCTGAAAAGAAAGCTCGCGAAAAGCCTTAACTTTGGCATAGCTTTTGGGATGGGCGCTGCACACATGGCAGAGCTATACGGCTGGGAACCTGAGTATGCTTATGAAGTCCTTAACATCTACCATACAAAAGCTCCTTACGTCAAAGCCACAATTGCAAAGGTAGAGCAAGTCGCAAGGAGAAGAGGCTATATCAAGACTTTTCTAGGCCGAAGGTCCCACCTGAAAGACCCTAAGAAAGCCTATACTATGTACTGCCGGCTTGTACAAGGCTCTGCCGCAGACCTGATGAAAACAGCTATGCTTAAAAGCTATAAAAGTGGAATCTTTGACGTGCTTTACCCTCATGCCACTGTGCATGATGAGATAGATGTATCAATACCTAAAACTAAAATTGGAGTAGAGGCCTTTAGGGAAATGCAGAACATAATGCAGACAGCCCTTACAATCAAAGTGCCAATTAAAGCTGACCCAGAAGTAGGCATAAATTGGGCAAGCACCAAAGAGTTTAATTGGGAGGACCTTTATAATGAAGCGGGAGTCTAATCTTAGGTCTGCCTTTACTGTGGCAATTAGAGCTGCTGGCTGCATTGCTCAGCCTATAGAGTCAGGCGAAACAGGGCTCGGTATTCCTGACATGTTTATAAGAACTGAGTCAAAGTCAGCTTGGGTAGAGTTCAAAAACACTAAGTATCTTTTAGTTTATCCTTATACAGTACCTTTTAGGCCAGGCCAGTGTGCATGGCTTGAAAGGTACTATCAGTTAGGAGGGACTTCTCTTCTAGTTATTGGCTCGCTTGAGGGGATTTTCGTTTTTCATAACAAGGCTATTAAGCGAGTCTATGAAAGCGACTTGATTGGCCACTGCAGCTCTCACTTCTTGCATGTTGTCGGAAAAAGCTTTATAGCTTGGCTAAATAAGCTATAAGCAGTTGATTGGCATTATAGATTGTTTATTTGGGCTAGTATCTATATGGCCTATGCAGCGAAGCCTTTCGGTTCAATAGCAATGAAGAGTGGCAAGTATCAATTGAAGGAGAGCAAGAGCACATGCAATTAAGGCACATATTTTCAGGCTCTATGATAGGTCTTGGCACTATTTTAGAGGTATTTTTCTATGTGGCCCGCTTTCAGCAAGATGGTACTTCACTTTTGCTTTCTCTTCTCATAGCTGCAGCCCTCTCTTTACTTATGGCTCTTGGGGTTTATAATAAATGGCTATGGCTAGTTTTAAGTGTTGGGGTTTATTCAGTGTTCTCAACTAGTGCAGGGCAGACTTTTTCTTTGTTGGCAAGAGAAAACATTGTGGCTAGCCCTACTTCTATGCTGCAAAGCTCTTTTCAAAATGATACCTCTAGGTTAGACAAAGAAGCTGAAAAGCTTAACAAAGATATGGAGTCAGTCAGCACAGTTGAAGAGCAAGCAAAGTATAGGACTACCTTGCAGCAAATGAGGCAAAGACTTGCTAGCATTCAAGAAGCTAAAGAAAGACTAGTAGAGCAGGAAAAAGCTAGCAATAAAGAAAGCTTTGAAGCTAAAAAGGAGGCTATTAAAGCAACAAATATCTATGAGTTCTATGCTAGCATGGGCCAATGGCATCTTGTTGAGTGGCTCAAGTTTATACTTCATTCTGTCTTATCAACATTCATTGCTATAATGGTTCCAATAGGTATTATCACATGGCCAAAGAAAGCCCCTAAGTGGGTTATTCCAAAGTAAACAGGAGGAAAGAAATGATGTGTTACAGGGACATGACGTTCTGCCCGTTCTATGTTGATTGCGCGGAAGCCACGCATTGTGACCGTCCATTAACCCCTGAAGTAAGAATTCAGGCGGATATGTGGTGGGGAGAGGTAGGCGCACCCATTGCTGTGTATACGGAAAAGCCGGATTGCTGGTCAGAAAGGAGCAGGTTGTGAATATTCCGACAACTAACCGCGAACTGGCCATTGAGATTGTCGACGATACGCAGGATGAGCCTTGTGGGGCAGTCAAGCGCACCACGGACCGTATCGACACCTACGTCGCCGCCCGTCTCGCCGACGTGGCAGAGCGCATGATAGCCGCCTATCCGATGCTACGCGATGACTATCTTCGCGCCGTCATCATGGGCGATTTTGCGTCTCGCGAAACACCCGCCGTGAGTCACAATCCCGATAGCGTATCGCCGACGAGTCACAACGACCGCATGACCGACGCCGAGGAGATCGCGGCGCGCTTTGGTTCGATGTGCGCCTGGGGGCTCGATCAGCGGTCAATGCTCCGCGACGACATCCAGGCGGCGATAGATCGGGCAATTGAAGCACATACCCCGACGCAATGGGCGTACGATCAAGCATGTGCCACTATCGAAAAACATCGAGCGCGTGCTGATGCTGCCGAAGTCGAGTTAGCCAAACTCAAAGCCAAGCCGCGCCAGACGCTGCACCTCGAATCGCCCACGGAGATAGATCGCGCCCTCCTCCGCGACAAAGGAGGCAAGTCGTGAGCGATGAACCGCGCAACGGAAAAGAAGTTGCCGAAGCGATAGTTGCGGAGTTCCATAGTCGATCTGCTGACGGTCTTCTCACGGTGCAATCAAGGCATGATGCCTACACCGAAACCGGGAAGATCGCTGACAGATATGCCGACAAGGCTCGACAAGGAGCCCGCGACCATGCCGAGGTCTGGATGCACAAATACGAGGACATCCAACAGCAATGCCTCGATCTTGCCAGCCGCAAATCCATCCTCCGCGAGGCGCTGGAGTGGGCGGCTCAATCGTTTGATCTCTTGTCAAAAGACAACAGGGACGAGGGTTTTGAGTCGGTGGCTAATATCCGAAAATACGCTGCCACTCACGCCGCCATCGCCCGTGACGCCCTCCTCCGCGCCGGGAAGGGGAAGGCGGGATGAAGAATAAGTATGCAGCGTATGTGACCCGTGACCGAGCTTGCTATAAGCGCGAGTGCTTTGTCCCATTTAACGGCAATGGGCGATCCGTTTGTCGGCTATATGAATTGGGACAATGCCCGGAGAGATATCAGGCCAAGCCCTCCTCGCCCGGAAAGGAGAATGAGATGAGCGGATATGATGCCAATTGTTATCTATGCAGAGACGAGTCAATCAAAGATCGGGCCAAACTTGAGCCGACTACCGATAATATGTGTCAGCGACACAAAGACGCCGAGATAACTCGCCTCCGCGCCGATCTGTCCGACCTCACCCTGCGCCATGCCGTGCTTATGGCAGACAGGGACGAGGCGCGAGCCGATAACGAGGCGCTGCGGGAGGCACTTAAGCCTTTCGTCAGTCCTGAAAAGATTATGCACAACGGGGACGAATCAGCCTCTGTCCATGGCTGCTATTGCACCCAATGCCTACAAGTCAGACATGGATACGAGAGTAAGGCAGTTGCTGTCCTCGCCCGTCAGACTTCGGAGGAGGTATATTCCAATCAAAGGACTACCGGAAAAGCTCCCTGCGAAAAGTGTGCCCATGCCGATAAAACCACTGGAATAATGTGTCGTCCTTGTTTCGACTGCGTGGGTCGAACAGGATTCCCTGCGTACAAAGCTCGCGCCCTCCTCCGCGCCGGGAGGGATAACCGCGATTTAACCGCAGATAACCGTGAGGGGGAGGAGACGGACGTAGAGTGGGTTAGGTGTCCTGTGTGTGGCGAGACATATGATCGTGTGGAGCTGATGCCCGCCCCGAAGTCGGAGCGGATGAAAGACCTAGACTCCACGCAATTAGCAGTCATAGACGAGATGCTCCGGGAACAACTCGCCTCGAAGCCGGAGGGAAGGTCGTGCGAGGGGTGTGTCCATTACGCTGGAGAGCTGTCCAAGATCAAGTGCCGGTCTCTCAATCGGTGCATCGCATATGATGCTTACAAGCCCGCCGCGAGCGGGGAGGGGGAGTCAAAATGATCTGGTGTGCAACCTGCATGAAGTACCACGAATCAACGACAGGAGGGTGTGGGTTGCCTCCTACGGTGATCGTTCCTCAGTATGGCTGGATCTGTCCGACATGCGGCAGGGGAGTCGCACCGTGGATGCCTCACTGCGGATGGTGCAAGCCCATGACAGACGCCAAGCCCGCCGCGCCATCGGCAGGGGAGGAGCACGATATCGAGATCCTGCCGGGGATGCCTCCCGTAGTGCCCGGAGCGTATCACCCGCCATTCAAGCCCACCCCGAAGCCGGAGGGGAGGTCGTGCGAGTGGACCGACCTTGGCGAGATGTGGCAAGGAACGTGCGGCATAACGTGGAGCCTTGAGTACGACGGTCTGGTAAAGAATGAGATGCACTACTGTCCGAAGTGCGGCAAGCCAATCCACGAGACGCCCGCCGCGAGCGACGGGGAGGGGGAAGCATGAAAGATTTTTGGACCGCAGTGGTGTGGGGCGCAGGCATTTACGTAGGCATGGCACTTGTCGATACCGCGCTTAAGGCGAGAGCGGCGATTATCAAGGCAAAACACAAGCCCTCCGCGCCCTCCGGAAATGGGGAGGAGCCGAAATGACCATCGATGAAATGGCGAAGTACCTTGAGGAGACTGTGCAACCCCACGGGAAAGAAGCGTGGAAGATCGCGACCGAATGGGCCAAGAATGGAAGGCTCAAGAAGCTCTCCCTCCATGACCTGCATGAGTTGTCGAAGATGATCTCCGATGCGCTCGACGATGCCCATCAGCCCGCCCCGAAGCCGGAGCGGATGAAAGACCTAGACTCCACACAATTAGCGGTTATAGGCGAAATGTTCCGAGAGCAGTTCGCTCCGAAGCCGGAGGGGTCGTGTGAGATGTGCGGAGGACTTGCCCTGCGGGGTCATCCCCATTGCGTCAATTGCAGCCACCAAGCTGCCGATAACTGGACGCCCACCGCGAGCGACGGGGAGGGGGTGTGATGCGCGTCGCCGCCACTATCATCGGGTGCTATCAGGTAAGCCCCGAGGACTACAGCACATCCAAGGAAACCTACATCTTCGACGATACAGCGACCATCGCGGAGATACTTGCGAGGACCGGGGCGAAGACCATCAGCGCATGCAATCTGTCCGACGTGATCGATCCCCCTGATTGACTCGGTCGTCGAGGCGATCCAGGGGAAGGCCTCGTCTGTTTCCCCTCGGGCATGATCCAATCAGCTCCAAGAATTTTAGAGCGGAAAATGGGAATAATCTCGCGCGGAAATACAGAGGGAGTCAGGCCCAGGCAGGCAATTCTGGCAAGGGCACGGTCTGGCCCGCCAGGGCGTGCGTGCAGTCTCCGAGATATTGAAGCCGGCCATCGGTTAGGAAGAGGTGGCAGGTCTGCTCGTAGGCGTCGATTACCTTCCCGTTGGCCTGGCATTTGAGCGAGCCGTCATCATTCTTGGGCGCACCTTCCACCGACCACCCCGGAGGAGTCCGCCATGCAGGCCCCACTCGAAGGCTTGGATGGAAAGTCGGCCGATCCATGTCGCCATTGAATGTCCAGCGGGAATCGTAAGGATGGAGCTCCTTGCAGCCGGGACAGTAGAAGTAGAATGAACTATCCGAAAGGCGAGCTAGTTTCATGCAGCTACTTCCCTGCCGCGAGGACGGCGGCGAACAAGGCTGCCGCCGTAAGCCCGCCTATTCCCACGACTCGCCATACCTCTTCATGGCGCCGGGCCGCCGCCTCCCGCCTGATCGAGTTCGTCAGCGATCTCTCGTAGTTGACCAGCGACGCCTTCATAGACTGCATCTCGAGCTCGGATTCGGTCGAGAGGTTTGCCAAGTCCTCCAGCGTCTTTAAGTGCCCGGTCCATTCCTGTGACCAGAGTTCCCAGTCGCTCGCTGAGTCGGTCGTAGCTTGCTCGAGCGTCGTCGCCAAGTCCCTTAGCTGCTGCGAGAGCGGCAGCGGAATCTCGTCGCTCGCTGGATATGATCCCGATACCGATCCAGGCGACGACTCCTGCCCCCAGGACGAAACCGAGAGCAAGCAAACCAAGAACACCACGAACGCGCATTTCATGGCCCTTCCTTATCAAGGGCTGGCTGGTAGAACTTCCCCTTGAGTGCATTGTCGGCCACGGATGCCGCTTGGAAAAGTCCCCCGGCGGCCGCGAGCGCTCCAACGATAATCGGGCCGACCGAAGGCAGCGCGGTCGGCGCTAGCCAGGTCGTGAGACCGTAGCATCCACAAAGCGCCCAGAAGGATGCCCAGAAGGCCCTGCCTTTCGTCAATTTCCTCTGCTTCATCTTGGCCTCCTAAACCACGTCAATCTTGATCTTGATTCGCTCTTTGAGTGCTGCTTGAATCGCCTCGAAGAAAAGTGCGGCTGCGGGCCTCTCGCTCAAGCGTCCGCATCCGAGGGTTGTCGGTGATGTCGAGCAGTGGATGCCGTAGCCGTAGTCATCCACCTGCCGGCCCGTCGGCTGGCCGTAGTGCCCGGCCTCCTCGGTCCACTCCTCGACTTTCTGGGTCGCGGTCGTGGCGATAAAGAAGGGAGCCTCGTAGGGTTCCGTTTTGGGATAGATCCCGGTGACGATCCACGCACCCTTGGGAAAGGGCTTCGGGTCGTAGGGGACGCCTGGCTTCCCGTCGGCAAGTTCACTGTAGACTACCTTCTCAAGCCGTCGCCGGCGGCCATTTGCGATGGAGCGGACATCGCAGGGGCAGACAAGGACTTGGTCGCCCCAATGGAGTATTCCGCGATCTCGCTCATAGCGGAGCATCATCTTCCCCTCCTTATCAGACTCGACAAGTAGCGATCGTAATCCCCCATCGCCTCGGTGATATCCTCGTGCGCGTCGGTGACGTTTCCATTGCATCGCCCGTCACGCTGCGCCTCAAGGGATGCCTTGACGCCTATGAGCATTGGCCTTTGGACTTTGGACTCTCGCAATCGCCTCGAGGTCCGTAGCCCAAAGCTCATCCATTTTGACAAGTTTGCCTACATTGCGGTTGAGGAGCATTTGCGAGCGGATAATGGCGATGAAACCCGCAACCATTGACGCACCAGTCGCGGCAATCATCGAGTCAAGAAAAGGTCCTGGCATGGTCATGCTGTTACCCCCGGCTCGATCGGCAGGGACGCCAGATCAGGGAATCCCGCGCTGTTGGGCCAATCAAGGAGGGCCTGCCGGTAGTCCCTCACCGCCTGGC